CGATTAACCGGTTTACCTGGCGGTTCTCCGGTTAATCGTCCAACATACATTCAACCATAGTTCCCCAACAATAACCATCTTCTGTCCACCAAAGATTCATGGACACTTGCCAGATTGCCCACAAACCAATCAAGATCAATACAGCACGAACTCGTTTGCCACGCTTAGTTAGTTTCATTATTAGTCTCCTTAGTTTGTTGACAAGAACAGACTTCCACATCATATTCTTCATGATGGGAATGGTAGATATATCCTTTGCCGTAGCATAGATTACAAGTCATTGGATTCATCCAAATCCCAAGCAATCTCAGAGTTTATGCATATCGGAACAACACAAACCCATCGCGGCATTCCACTGTATGCTCTACTGGAAACCATGACATCAGATCCACATGCGGCACACTTTAATCTTCCTGTTTTTACGGTCATGGCAATCTCCAATATCCATAGACACATCTAGTTTCATTTCTTGACGGATCATGAGTGTCGTATATGACACCGTCAATTACCGCCACAACATGTTTTGAGACATTGGCGATGATTCGTCCATTAGGTAACTCATCTGCTTTGAGATGGACTTTGCAACCTGAACCAATAGTCATAGTTGGTGTCCATTCAAAGCCAAGATCTTTCATGATCTTTTTAGTTGTATTGTTTCTGATACCAGTACGACTAGATGACTTTGTGCGCTTTTTTGACTTACGTTCAAAACCTACATACTTATTTACATAGTCATAGATTTCTTGATACGGCCGATCTGTAGCAATGCAGATGGCACGGACGACACAGTCTGAAGCAGATCCTTTATAACCCGCTGCAGCTCGTCCACCATCGTTAAATTGAACTTCCATTTTTCCTCCTGGCGGTTAGTGGTACTGGACCATTATACACTGCGGACTTTTTGATCCGCTAGTTTGTCGTGCAATTCGGCACATTTCTTGCATACATATGCAATGAAACGCTGACCGTTGTCATATTGATACCAACGATTTTGTAAATACTTACTATCGCGTCCACACATCGGACAAGTTAAGCATTCGCAAGTTTTCATGATTCAGATCCTCTCATAAGTCTGCCCCATACTGCAAGCATTTCAATTTCTGATTCGAAACGTCCATCAGCTTTTGCGCGGTCAATAATTTCATTGACGCTAGATAGTTCAGGATAATCTGAACGAAGTTTTGCAGCAAACTGAGTTGCCCATTCTTTAGTCAAGTGAGTCATTAGTTCATGTTCCGTTCTACTGAAGCAGCAATTGAAAGAACCAATTTATCTGCCATGTCTTTTTGATATGGAGTCCATCGTGAATAAAACTCAGAATATTCTTCAAGCGAAGAAGATCCTTCAGCATAGTTGTAAACAATTTTTGTAATCATGTGATCTGTTGGAAGTCCAGTGCGATATGTCCAAGCAATTTGAGCTTGTGACAACTTGTCCATAACACGTGGACCTTCTTCAGTGCGTTCAAAAGTTCCGTCACGATTTATATCGTAGTCAATTCCATCTTTGAAATATAAACGTGTAACTTTTGTATATGAAGGATTAGCAACTTCAACTCCGTTACCAAAGAATTCTGCTTTACCTTCACGAATTCCACGTAGAACATATTTAATTCTACGATTTACTTCAGCTTCATTTTGCGCATCATTGATGTCGTAGTATTCTCCACCACATCCACAAGCACAACCAGTATTTCCACGATAAGTTCTATCTAGATCTACTAATGCAACTTCAGTTACTGCAGTTTTTGTATTTGTACGCATTTTCTTCTCCTGGCGGTTAGTATGAGCGGTTGCTCATAGGATCAATATACACTGATTGTGGACATATATCCACCATTTGTGGAAATGTTTCTAAAAGATCTTATTTACTAGAACATCTGTTCTGGCCGGTAACACATAAGTTAGCCAGAGCCACCAGGATCCACCAGGACGCGGGTCCATTTGTGGTGAGTATAAATATACTCGGATCAATATGTCCGTGGTCCTGGGACAAACCTGGCCGCTCGATCTGGACTAAACCGACTCCAAAAGGTTCCAAAAGGTTCCCATAAGATCTTATTCAATGAAGTGTACAAACACTGGTGGACAGTATTGAATGTACCTATGAGCAACCAACCGGTTGCCATAAACCGCCAGGAGGATCCAAATGGGAATAGCAATTGGAACTACAATCACAGTTACATTCGATGCACAACAAATCTCACAACTTGATTGTTTACTACAAAATATTGAAACACTTTCAGAAATGTTTGAATCTGAAGATCGTTCAAAGATTACAGCTGATCGTGTAAACAATGTTTTCCGTGCACTTCACGCTGCAGGATACAGATAAGGACGAAACACTCCGCAAGGAGTGTCCAGTGTTAAATGACACTGCTGATGAGTCCATCAGAATAAATCGCCAGGAGGAAAAAATGTCAGTACAAATCCAAAACGCAGCACGTCGCAAGGCACCATGGATCAGCACAGCAACATGGGTAAATTCAAGTGACGAGCAAATCTCTGCAGCTCAAGTTCTTGAGAATGCAAATCTTGATTGGGAAGTTCAACACACTCCACTTTCAACTACAGCAATTAACAATGACGGTGTGACAGTCGTCAAACTCGAAGACAAAGTTGCTACAACTCGTGTTAACAAGGACGGATCAGCTTCTGTTCTAGGTATCACTTCTCCTACATATACAATTGTCCAGAATAACGATATTGTCAACATTGTGGATTCTGTTATGTACGAAGCCGGTGCAATTTACCAGTCAGCTGGTGAACTACGCGGTGGCAAGAAGATCTTTATGGCTGCAAAGCTTCCAGACACTTTAGATCTTACTCTTAAGAATATCGATCCAATCGAATCATTCTTAGTTGCTTCAAACACTCACGATGGAACAGATTCACTTCGCTTTGAAATCAAGTATCTTCGCTTGATCTGCACAAACGGAATGACACGTTGGACAAATGCTTCTTCTATCTCTTTCCGCCATTCAGCTCGTATGAGTGTAAAGATCGAAGATGTTCGTGAGACTCTAGGAGTTGTTCTTAAGTCAAATCAAGAGTTCAATCTTCTATCTTCTGCTCTTCTTGAGAAGAAAGTTGCTAACTCTGACTTCTGGTCAATTGTCAAAGATCTTCTTCCACTAGATGAAAACAACATGACTGAGCGTCAGCAGAACAATGTACGTGAACGTCAACAAACTCTTCTAGGTATCTGGAACGGACCAACTCAGGAGAACATCAAAGGAACTGCATGGGGAATTGTTAATGCTTTTACAGAGTACGAACAATGGACCCGCACAACTCGTTCAGCTAATGATTTTGCGGCTGGTGAGCGATTCATGATGAATCAAGGAACATCTCTCTCAGATCGAGTCTTGGAGATGGTTCGCTAAGACAAAAAGAAAAAGGCCCCTGCCGAAAGGCAGGGGCTTCTTTTTTGCTATTTTAATCTAAGAATGCAATGTGATTCTTTCCAGCTTTTGTTTGTAACGCTACTTGTACTTGTCCACCACTATTGATATCGAATCGGATTGCTATTTTGACCGCTTGTTCTAATATCTCAATTGCATCTTCATATTCATCTGCTTCATCAATTCCTAATGCATGAGCAGCTCCTAGAGCAATTGCTGCACCTGTTCCTGTGCAATAAACTTTATCTTTTGTCTTTTCTAATCCATATACTTCATCTATAAAGTACAAAGTTCCTTGGACTGCAACTATAAAATCATTCTCAAACGATGATGGAAAGCCTTCAGATTTAATGTCATAACCTGAGATTCCAAAAGTTTTGCGTAGGTTTGGCACAAACTGAGTCACCATGAACTTGTCGAGATTCTTTGATCTTGGAGGTGCTGGTGGATTAAAAGCATGTTGGATTAGATTCATGCCTCGGACTAAACCGGCAGCAGAAACTAAGTATTTGCCATTTTCAGCAATTTTGCCCATAGGAGAACAATCAGCTCTCATGTCATAACCAGTTGTTTGCGTATCTGCAGCAATGATGCAATAGTCATCATGTTGATATGCAATGAGTGTTGTCATTATTCCTCCGTAGCCAGTTCTCCACCAATAGCCATATAAGCTGCACCATCTACCCAACCATCTAATTTCTCAGGTGATTGGACTAATCGAGCAACTTTGACTTGATTCATACATAATGCAACTTGCCAAGGTTCTACGGTAATGCCTAAAACTACACTCCAAAGCTTTGCAATGCGGTCATGGTTCTCTTGTGGAGTTCCATAATCTGCTTGCCTATCGTTATAAATTAAACGTGTTGCTTCGTCTAAGATCTCTTTGCGATTCATTAGTCTAGCCAAACTTGATAACAAGCAGTGACACGACCTCGTTCGGGATCAATGAAGTGGAGTCTTTGAGAAGGAACACCTGAGGCGGCCATAGAGTCGCGCGCGTAGCGGTTATCGGACTCAGTTGAACCGGTCCAGTATACTGATCCAAGACCATCTGATAACGGTTCTTGTGCATGACGATGGTAATGACCCAAGTATATGTCTTGAAAGTTCCAGTCGTAAGCTCCAGCTTTCCATCTGTTTCCTGCTGCTTGCCATCCGGCCGGAGAAGCAAAACCAGATCTACCAACTTCATCGCCATGCATAAGAAGAGCTCGATAGTTGCCGATCTCAATGCGCTGAATATCTTCAACACCATGGCGTGGATCCCATGTCAGTCTTTTAGCAGTCGCTTCTTCAGAACATAATAACTGACGAGCAAGCTCATAACACATACGGTCAAAATTATCAGACTTCGGTACGTCCGCTCTTTTGTTTCCGATTCGGCCATGATTTCCCCATTCTGCAATAACGGTTACATGTTGGTAAACTGCTAATGCTTGTCGTACTACATCTACTATTAAACGGCTAACTGTTATGTATTGGTCATATAAACTAAGATCTATTTCCCACAATTGAGCAGGATAGTTAAAAAGACCTTCGACCATATCTCCGCCAAAGCAAATTACTGCATCATTGACTGGATGATCTTGTCTTTGTATTTCAGTAATTTTTGTTGCTTTAGTTGTAAAGTCCATAACTCTAGTTCTCATGATTTCTGAGTTATAACTAGGAGTTACTTTTGCTCCTTGCCAATCAGTAAGATGCCATAAAGCAACTTCTGCTCTTTTGCGGCGTTTATCTATCTTTGGACCTTCAATTGGCTTCATTGGTCCTAAAGCCAAAGTTGCATCTTTACATGCTTGAATCGTAGCTTCTACTAATTCTTCTGTCCGTTGTTTTGCTTTGGACAATTCTTTTTGTGTCCGTACAAGAGTCTGACGAAGTTCTGAAACTGATTCGTCTACTTCTAGTTGCAGTTTCTTGGCGTCGTCAGATAAAGTCATGGGGTCCTAAAACACGGGCATTGTTTTTTTCGATGGACTGTAAGTACAGTATTTCCTAGTTGAAAACCATGCGCTCTGAGTAAATTAACAATTTGCAGAATAGTAACTTTAGATTGGATTAAGTTTTCTAAAGCATCTGAATCAGATGGCAATAGTTGAGATTTAATTTTGCCAACCACGCAGAGTGGTTTACTTTGTTCGTTCAAAAGATCATTTATAGCTTTTGATAAGTCCCCCGAGCTCATCATTACTTACTTCCTAATCCGTATTCTTTTTCGTTTGGATCAATTGACTTAACAATTGGAGCAATAATAGATCCAAGTAATACTGCATATTCAGGGCGCATATCTGCTGCGATTGCAAGAATTACGGTAATACCAGATGCTGCAACTGCTCTTAAATAAGATTTAATTGCTGCTTTATGCTTTGGCTTGAGTTTCATAACACTCCTTTAGTTCTTTGGACGTGCAATTGCCATAATTGTATCGTATTTTCTGCGTTTTAGATAGAACCCGTCACCATTGGATTGGCTACCAGTTTTATTGTCCGACGTGTTACCTTCCCATACATTTACGTATTTTAAGGTTGTATTATGCCATTGGACAATTCCTACATGATCTGGTTGAGCATCTGCGTCAAACTGGAAGAATACAAGATCTCCACGTTTTGCTTGGCCAATTGGTATTAACTGATTGCTTTTTGTTAAATACTTAAGCCATTCATCACAAGAAGCATAGCCTTTTGGTTTGCTTTTTGGTGCAACTTTGCTTATTAAACCTGCTTGATGATAAACTTTTGATGCTGCCATTGCGCACCAAGGTTGGTTATTAAGTCCATACCATTTGCCAAAAACTGTATCGTTGTTCTTGCCTTCGATATAACCTATATAACTATCTGCTATTTGTTTTAGGTTTTTCATTTTTCCCCTTATTAGTTAGCATCGTTATTACTAATTCCATTTGTGTTTCTAATCTAGTTACAGAGTCTTTAAGACTAGATCCGCCATTTGGCTTTAATTCATTTAGGAAATGTTTAACTAGCCACCTTACGGCCACTACAAACGAACCTAGTATCGATATGACCGCAAGTATTAACGCAGCCCAGTCATTCACAGTCATTCTTCTCCTTGAGTTTTAATTCGAGATCCCCCACTCTAGCCGTCAACATTGCTTTGTCCAGAGCTAGCAGACCAATCTGCTCTCTTAGTACAGCAATAACAACATTGATGTCTAGTTCTGTTGCGTCATCCATTTGCGTTCCCCTCAAGTGTTTTGATACGTGTGTTTAGATCTTGAATCAAAGCCAACATACCTGGAATTACAAAACGCTCATTCCAGTTCTCGACTAATCCATCAGCACCACGATCTGCAGCAATTGGATAGTGTTCAGCAACTTCTTCTGCAATTAGTCCAGGTACAAGAATTCCTGATCTATTATCGGTGACATCTAAATAATCGGACTTAAACTTGAAAGCTCTAATTGGTAAACTTAATAAACCACTTGGGTTTAGATCAGTAACTGTTGAAAGATCAACTATGCTTTCTTTGAAACGAGCACTAGAAGCAGTACTTCGTCTTGTACGACCATCTGTATCCATACGAGTATTGGCTGCGTTTGCGCTTGTTGAAGGATCTTGATTATAAAAAGCATCTAGTGTATAAACATTTCCGTTCATAACAACGCCAGTTGTACTAACTTGGACATATTTACTAGAACTAAAAGCAATACGAGCATCACCAGAAGATACATAAGCATTAGGATATGTTGTTACTGAAGGATCAAATGTTGAACCGTAGTGCATGACAATACCACTAGTAGAAGCTGGTCCAATGTGACCAACAGTTGAACTAGATTCAGTAAATGAAATTGAGTTAGTTGAAGCAGAAACTGTTACTCGACGTGCACCAGATGAAGTTCTGAGTGTAAACGCGGTTAAAGTACCTGCGGTTAAGCGGTCAACTGTAATTGATCCTGCTGCAATTTCTGCTGCGGTAATAGTATCTGCAGCAATTTCTGCTGCCGTAATTGTTCCGCCTGCAATTTGATCAGCAGTAATTGTTGCGGTTGCAATATTGCTAGCGGTAATTGTTGAACCAGCAATTTTTGCACCAGTAATTGTTCCTGCAGCAATTGAAACTGCCTCAATGGTTCCTACTGCAAGTTTTGCTCCAGTAATTGTTCCTGCAGCAATGTTTACAGCTTCAATAGTTCCAGCAACTATTTTTGCTCCAGTAATAGAAGCGGCAGCAATACGATCCGCATTTAATGTTCCAGTTGAAATAGCCGCTGCATCTAAGTTTCCTACAGCAAGATTTCCAAAACCGTAAGCTTCCCAAGCAGAACCAGTCCATCTATTTGGTTTGTTGTCCGCACTAGAATCAAACCAAAGATCTCCAACTGAATGAGTTCCTGCTGGTGCTGTTGCTTGACGATAAACTTTATTTTTTCCATCTGCAGTTGTTTGTGCAGCTGTTGCTGCTGCAGATGCTGCCGCTGCTGCTGAAGTTGCAGATGCAGCTGCAGATGACGCCGCTGCTGCCGCAGATGCTGCTGCTGCTGCCGCTGTTTCTGCTGCAGCAATTCCAAGATCTTGAACAGATACCCATGCAGTTCCAGTCCAATAGTATTGCTTATTACCATCGTCTGTATCAAACCAAACATCGCCTTCAGTTAAAGGAAATGCGGTTCCGTCTGGAGCAGTTGCTTGTCGGTAAATATGATTTTTGCCATTAACAGATACTTCAATTGTATCGATTTCAACTTGAAGTTCATCTATTTCTTCTGTGGTCGCAGCAACAATAGGAATGATAGAAGTTTGAGTCATGCCTGTTGAGGTAACTGTAATTGGTGTAATTGTGATTTGCGGACAAAGTGGCATTATTTCCCCTAAATCGTAATCGTATAAGGATCAACTACAGATGTGAAGTAACTAACTCTCCAATTATCTGCTGTTATTGAATGAGCTAATCCTTCTACAACACAGTTAATTGTAATATTTCGTCCATCATAAGTTAAACGCTTTACTTGGACAAGATCATTTAATTCAGTCTCGAGCATGTCGGTTGCAAGTGCGCCAATACCGATTGCTGTAAAATCTATTTGTTCTGCCAATACAACAGCATCAGCATCTTTTCTAGCAGCATATAAAGCAAGATTTGCAGCACTAGTTTCATTTAAGATAGGTGCATCTAGTTTTTTAGACTTTAGTCCATATGTAGAAACACTAGATGTAAACTTTGCTGTCTTTTGAGCTTTCTTTGGACCTCTAAATACTATTGCCTCATTGTAAACATAATCAGTTCCAGGATTAGTAATAATTCCATCGTAGCCAACACTATTGGCATCGCCTTGGTCGCTAAATAATAATCTAGTTGGACGGCTAAACTTATCGGATAATGGAACAAGAGTTGCAACTCCTGATCGACTTACATAAAATCTTCCGCCTACACAATTAGCGCATTGTTCTAACATTTCAAGACAACTCATGTTTTGTTTTGTTTTTTGCATAACTGTTGTTCCAGTAAGACTACGTCCACCAGTCCATTCAGCAAGATCAAGTGCTCTAGTTGCTCTTGCAGAAGCAGCTTCTGAAAAATTACTAGTTGCTAATGCTGGTGCAATTGCCTTGGCAATCTGTGCAAGACCATCAACAAATGTTAATGACACGGTAGGATAAATACCTTGATTTACTTCATTGTTCTCTAAATAGCCTGTATAAATTGTTGTAGAATTGCCTTGGATTCTTACTTGCATTCCCGCAATTAAAATTCCATACCATGGACTTGATGTGTTGCTTGGATCAAAAGCACCTGACTGATTGTTAAGTACAACATCAGCAGTTCCAGCTTCTAAAAAGTCATTTTGATATTGGCGACCTCGACGGATCTCAACAGATAACAAAAGATCAGCACTGACAGCTGTGAAAGCTCCACCATTGCTAAATGAAACTGTAAGTGAAGGTGCATTTGCTGGCATTACAGCACCGCAAACTGACTGCCACCACGTCGGCGCATAAGTGTTGCAAGACCATTCTTAATGCCATTTACAAGATCACCTTGTGAAACAACAGAACCAGCAACGTTTACAGTGATGTTTCCACCATTCATTGTTGTATTCTTAGCAATGCTC